AACTTGTAAGGGCGCAGGATTACTTCCGGTTGAAGCCATTGAAAATTTTCAAAAGGATTTCAAGAAGCGCACCAAAAAAGAATTCGAGAAAATAATAACCTCAATCCTGAAAGTTGGTTTTTCATTCCCTGAATTCATTTGGCAGAATAACGAACATAACTGGTGCCTCGATGGTCACGGCAGAACCGGCGCGGTTTTGATGATGAAGGAAAAATGGTACGCATTGGATGATGAGGGAAAACTTTATATCAAAAAAGAGCCTCCTCCTCCTATACCTTTATTACCTGTTGATTTCATCGAAGCCGCAGACGAAGCGGAAGCAAAACAAAAAATGCTTCGGCTCAATTCTCAATACGGCGTTATCGACATCGAGGGTTTCCGCGCTTTCATCGAAGGGCTGAATATCGAATGGGGTGATCTCGCGCTGCCGAACGGCGGCTTAATACAAATCCCTGAAATGTTCCCGAATGATAAAGACCGGCGCTCTCTTGTTGAACGCTTCATCGTTCCACCGCTGTCGGTCTTTCGGGTTTCCTCCGGCTATTGGCAGGACAGAAAAAAAGCATGGTTGTCGCTCGGCATTAAATCCGAAAAAGGTCGTAACGATGGAATGCTCAAAAACATGGCTTCCTTAGCGAAGAAAGCCAGCGGCAGCACCCTGCCGTCCGAGTCTATATTCGATCCTGTGTTATGCGAAATCATGTATCGTTGGTTCTGTCCGACAGGCGGCGTTATCCTTGACCCCTTCGCTGGCGGGTCCGTGCGCGGTATCATCGCTGCTTGTCTGGATTACCAGTATACCGGCATTGATCTGCGGCAGGAACAAATCGAAGCCAACCGCGAACAATTACACATAACAAAAGACCGGAAGCCGACCTGGTTACAAGGCGACAGCCGGAACATGGACGCACTACTGCCGCAGGATTACAGCGCGGATCTTGTTTTTTCCTGTCCTCCCTATGCCGACCTTGAGGTGTATTCAAAGCAACCGGAAGATTTATCCAACATGACATACAGCGATTTTCAAACCGCTTATTTTAAGATAATCAAAAAAGCCTGTGCGCGTCTGCGCGAGGATTGCTTCGCTGTCTTTGTTGTCGGCGAGTCAAGGGACAAAACGCGCAGCGGCGCGTATTACGGCATTGTGCCGGACACTATCCGCGCCTTTGAAGCCGCAGGAGTTAATTTCTACAACGAAATGATTCTCGTTACGCAAATAGCCGCGAAAGCGTTAACGGTCGCAGAAGGGTTTGTAAAATCCCGGAAGATTGGAAAAATACATCAAAATATTTTGGTGTTTTGCAAAGGCGATCCTGTTCGTGCAGCAGAGAAATGCAAAATTGAAAAGCAGGAATTTATAGACGCTTTGAGCGAAGCGGAAAAAGCGGAAGCGGAGGAAAGTCATGGGATTATTTAAAGAATTATTCAAATCTAAAAACAACGAAATATCAAAGAAATTATTTGACTTCTTAAAAATTGAAAAGACTGAAAAGGAAACGCTGGTATTAGGTGATTTTGCGGATAAAGACTTTAGTCATTGGTTAAAGTTTATCCATGACGGTATTCAGAAAGCCTTGAACGAAAAATTGATTGATGGCAAAAAGATTGAAAATTATATGAACCTATCTTTATACCTTGCTGGTCAAAGAGTAGACATATCAATTATTAAAGATGGTTGTAAAAGCCCACATGAATTATTACAGGAGATCAGCGCATGTATAAATTAAAGCCTTGTCCGTTCTGTGGCAATAGTAATATTAAAGATTTAGATATTTATTTCCAAGGTCGCAATTCACTTCATGTTAAAAACAAAGTGAGATGCTATAGTGTTCATTGTTGGAATTGTGGCGCAAATGGTACAGTAGCGTCAACAGAAAAGAGAGCTGTCGAAAAATGGAATAATCGAGAGGCATCAACGAATGAATGAAGCAAAGCATGTTTTGCGCGGTTTAGTGTTATGTTTTCTCGCAATCTCCGAGGCGCGAGTGTTAAAAGCTTTTATATGCGGCTCGGCTTGTACCTTCGCGGCTTCGTATGTAATTGCGCCTTGTAATAGCCACATCTTAATATTATTTAATTCAATAACTGCTGGACTCATAATTGTTTACTCCTTATGCTCTGACATTAAGGCATGTCGTTTTATTTTACAAGGATTTTGCAAAATTCGAGATGTTTTATTTTTTTTCAGTGACATTTATAAAATAGCCTCTGAGACGAAAATTATCCCTGTGAAAATCAATTTAAAATTAAAAAATGTGAATTCATACAAGGAAGGTGTCGGAAGTGTTTAAAGGGCTTTCTCGTGTAAATAAACTGAATACGCAAAACACACGAAAACTATTAAAAAATGTTATAAACATGCTTACAGTGAGGGATTAAATGTCAAGAGAGGACGGTCTCAAAGCCGGTATACCACACAGATTTACTTCATCCAATCAACCGGAAAAACGCGGAAGAAAACCGAGCAAATTAAAAAAATATTTAAAAGATAACAATATATCAAAAAAAGATTTTGATCTAATGTTTTTAAATATAGCTACCAAAACGTTAGGTGAATTAAAAGAAATGATGCGACCGGAAAACAAGGAAAAGCTTCCGCTTATAATAGTGGGTTTTATAACCGCCTGTATTCATGATGTGAATAATGGAACCATGCACGAAATAAATAAACAAAGAGAATTTTTTCACGGCAAGGCGGCACAAAAAGTAGATGCCAGTATCAATGCACCAGAAGTATTAACAAGAGAAGAACGTCAGCTAAAATTAGAGGAGTATATGAAAAAGTGCATTACGATTTAACTAAATTAAAGGACAGTGAGCAAGAAGATTTTTTATATTTACTTGAACAGGATGAACTTGAAAAAGTTACACCTAAAATGGAGGCATTCAGAAATCCATGTCGTATTAAATTGGGAAAAGGCGGCCGCGGAGCTGGCGGGAAATCAAGATCATGTATCTCGTTACTTGTTCAAATAGCACAAGAAGCACCGGTAAAAATAGGCTGCTTTCGCGAAGTACAGAAGTCATTGGAAGAATCATGTTATTCGCTTGTATGTGAAACAATAAAAAGACTCAGATACCCAGGTTGGCATATTACAAGAGATTATATAGACTCACCATCAGGAGCGCACTTTATATTTCGCGGATTAAATGATCTTAGAGCAGCAAGGCAAATAAAAAGTCTTGAAGGTTTTGATATATTTTTTCTGGAAGAAGCATCAACTATATCAGCAGAATCAATAAGCATGTTGTTACCAACACTTAGAAATCCAGATTCGGAATTATGGGCCGTTTGGAATCCAGAGACAGATTACGATCCTGTATATACCATGCTTTGGCTTTCTGATAGGGATGATGTTCTAAGAGTTGAATTACAACAAGGATTGATTGATAATCCGTGGTTTCCGGATGTGCTGCAGAAAGAGATGAAAGCCGATTATAAAAATAATCCTGATGAAGCGGAACATATATGGGGAGGTGCAGCACGTAAACAAGGCGATAACGCAGTTATGAATCGTGTCAGTATAAGAGGTGCTGCCAATCGTATTGTGGAGGAAACTGATCCTGATGAAATCGGTGTTGATGTCGGAAGATTTGGAAGCGATAAAACACAAATGTATCGGAGACGTGGGTTTAGAACAATTGCGCATAAAGAGCTGGTGAAGAAAGATACTCGGTATGTAGCAAAGGCAGTTTGGGAATTCGCAGATAAAAATCCTGATATACCAATTAAAGTTGATGATACAGGAGTTGGCGGTGGTGTTACAGACAGTCTTAGTGAGTTTGGCGCAAACGTTATACCAATTAATTTTGGAGGCGAACCAAAAAATAAAAAAAAGTATACAATCCTTGCGGACGAGATGTGGCTTGAATTCCCTATAGATGAAGTAAGTATACCGAATGATCCGCATCTGTTGCAAGAATTAGGCGGTAGACTTTACGATTATGATAAAAGAGGACGAAAACAAGTAGAAGCAAAGAAAACTTTTAAAAAAAGATTTAGACGATCCCCTGATAAAGCAGATGCGTTACTGTTATGTTTTTATACAGGGTATCACAAAGAATCAGGCTCATGTGTTGGGGAAGCTGAAATTGAATACAGTTAAAATGTTGGAAATTAAAGAGAGTAATTAATATCAGGGAGGAATTATTTATGAATGGATTATCAAGGCGTCAACAAGAAGTTTATAACTTTATAAATGATTATAACGATAAAAACGGTATAGGCCCGTCTTTATTTGACATAGCCAATGAGCTTAATCTTGCTAAGTCTACTATTGTGGCTTATGTAGAAAACTTGCGAAAGAAAAATCGCGTAACTAACACGCCTGGTGTACACAGATCGCTTAAAGTTGTTTCTGTAGATAATATATCATAAAAATAATAAATGTGATGAGTTAAATAAATTAAATATCGTACGTAGTACAAATGTACGAATTGCGCTTGTATAACGCTGGAAATATATTAGAATTATGCCAATAAATACCCAAAGTAAAGCATATAAAAAAAATATTCGCCGATGGACTATTGTCCGTGATTGTGTTGACGGACAAGAAGCTATCCAAGCTGGCGGAACTAATTACCTACCAAAATCCGCAGGACAAACCAATGAAGATTATAAAAATTATCAGGCAAGAGCTGTTTTTTTTGATGGAACAAGTCGTACCGCAGAGGGATTGCATGGTCACATATTTGCTTTTGATCCCACTCAAGCAGGAGAAGATAAACTCAGTGAAGTTGCTAAGGAATATTTAAAAAACATTGACGGCTCTGGTACAAATCTTGATGAATACATATCAATGACAACATGGGATTCGATACAAACAGGATTTGGCGGACACTTAGTTGATTATACTCCTGTTGAACCTGGAACATCATTAGCTTTAAGCAGTAGTCGCGCATATTTGAAATGGTATTCCGCAGAATCGATATATTCTCATAAATATTCTGTAAAAAATGGAGTAAAAAAACTTACAAAAGTTGTACTCCGTGAAGACATTGAAGAGGAAGATCCTGATGATGAGTTTAATATTATTACAGTAGAATCGTATCGTGTCCTTTCTCTTGATGATAAAGGTCTTTATATACAGCGAATTTTTAAAAAAACCATTGATGGAAAAAAATCAGGTTTTATTCCGTATGGTAAAACTATAGAACCTACAATGAATGAAGGCAAACGTTTTGATTTTATCCCTTTCTACATGACCCCCGGAGAAGAACCTGAAAAATCTATGTTATTGGGTCTCGCTTATGAAAATATTGGTCATTACCAAAAAACTGCTGAATATGAAAATGGAATTTATTATACAAGTGTTCCGACTCTTGTTGTTGAAAATATGGAAATTCCAACTAAAGATAAAGAAATTAAAATTAAAGATGATAATGGAAAAATTGTCGTAAAGAAAGAGAGAGTTCCTGTAAATCTTACTATGGGAGGTTCTACCGCAAAATATTTTTGTCAAAAAGATGGAGAAGGAAAAATAGTTTCAGTTAACGTTAAATATGTGGAGTTTACTGGCGCTGGAATTGGAGAAATATTAAAAGCCCTTAATGCCTGTCTTGACCGCATGGCAAAACTAGGCATTCAAGCGATTGGATCAGAAAAGAAAGGCGTTGAAACCGCAGAGGTTGCAAAATTACATCGTGCTGCGGAAAACGGCGTGTTAGGTGCATTTGCACGAAGCTCAAGTAATAAAGCTACAGAAGCCATAAGGTTAATGTTGAAATGGAATTTACCTAATGAGAACGTTGATGCTTGGTCGTATCAGCTTAATACTGATTTTGATTACAAAGGTTTATCTGCCCAAATACTCACAATTATGTATAACGCGCGCTTATCAAATGAAATACCAAGAAGTGTATGGTTTGCGACATTAAAGAAAAATGGAATGGTGCCTGAGGACATGACACTTGAGAATTTTATAGAGAAGCTTGATGCAGATTATTCTAACGGACATGGCCCTAAAGGAGATGTGGTATAAAATATGCTCGAATATGCAAAAAAACATGAAGAAAAATTAAGACAAATTTTTTTTGATACAGCATTTAATTCTTATTATATGTATGAAAATTTTTATTCATACAGAGAAGTATTAAAACTGTCAGATGATACATGGAATGAAAATCATTTCGTATCAATATATAATTATGAAATTATTGGCTTTATTGCCTATAGAATTAAACGTGATGTAAATTCAACACATGGATTGATTATTTCTCATTTTGGAGATTATAAACAAAATAAATATATATTCGGCAAAGATGTAATGACAGCGATTAAAGATATATTTGAAAAATATAATTTTAATAAAATTAATTTTAGTGTCGCAGTTGGGAATCCTGTTGAAAAAACTTATGATAGATTAGTAAAACATTATAATGGTCGCATAGTTGGTATTAAAGAACAAGAAATCAGGTTAATTGATGGTAGACTTTATGATGAAAAAATGTATGAAATACTTGCTGTAGATTATTATGGAAAAAAAAATAGGGATTAATAAATGATTTTATTTTCAATGGCATTATTAATATTGGAAGTATTTATTATTATTATTGGCGAAATAAATTGGCGTAAATTAAGCCACAGGGAAAAGACTATGTCGTTATGGGCAATTAATGGCTAAAGAAGTATATGACCGCAGAGCTAAACCAAGATCATCACAATTAAAAGATATTTATCTTAGACATGAGATAAATCTTACTCGTTATTCAAATTATCAAGCTAATAAATTATTAGATATACTTGATACCGCTAATGTACAGATCCGCGAGATTATTTATAAAACAGATGGAATAGAAACAAAAAAACAGTACAGTAAGGTAGTGAGTGAGATAAAACGTATAACGAACGATTTGACCGAACAACTTGATAAACAACTCGAATTAGACTTTAAGGATTTAGCAGAGGAAGAGACACAGTTTGTAGAAAACACGATACGAAAAGTTGGTGTAACAACAGATTTTAGTCTACCAGCACCAGCAAAGATTTGGTCAGCAGCAAATTTTGGAAGTTATACAAATGCCGTATCGAGAATGTATCCAAACAATCAACAAGGTGTAACTTTTGAACAATACATAAATAAATTTGGAGACGATGTTTTTTATACATGGGATAACCAAGTTCGCGCTGGATACATGTTTGGACTCACTGCTAAACAAATATCAAGAAATGTTCTAGGTTCAATGAATACTATTAATATAATACCCGATCAAATGCAAAAATTGCGTAAATCATTGGAAATGAATACAAAAACAATGGTAGCGCATCTTGCGGAGACCGCTAGAACAGAGACATATAAAAAAAATAGTAGTATTTTTTCTGGTTATAGATACGTAGGAACATTGGATAGCCGAACATGCCTAGTATGCGGCAAACTAGATGGAATAGTATTTGATGGCTCAGAGCCGCCTGAGGAACCTCACCTACCACAGCATCATAATTACCGTTGTTTGTGGATTCCCGAAATCAAAGGCATGGAAGGCTTTGATGATGACGATGAGCGCGCTTCCGAAGATGGCCCGGTTTCCGCAAGTATGAGTTATGAGGAATGGCTTGCAAAGCAACCGGAGAAAATTCAAAAAGACATTTTAGGTTCTACAAGATTTGAACTTTATAAAAACGGCATGACAATAAATTCATTTGTTCCAGAAGGGTCAAAGCTGACTTTAGATCAATTGGCTGAGAAGGAGAAGGATAGGATTAATCATAATTGATGATCCAGCTTTATTTTATCATATATACTACGTACAAATGTACGAATTGTACGAGTTATAATCCTAAGTTATATTAAACACAAATAAAGCATTCAGGAGAAAAAAATATGGCATTAAAATATTTTCCCGTTAAAGGGGATAGTGATGATATTTTTGATCCCATGCTTGGAGATATTTTTATAAATAAGGAGTTGGATACTATGGCAATATTTTTTAATAAGGCTGAAAAAACAGAATGTCCGGTTAGGAAATTAACAGTTGGCGATGACAAGGTAATTTGTTTTTTAATGTAGATACTGAAACAGATTTATTAAAACTTAGAAAACCACGGCCTAAGGCCGTGGTCATGTAAAAGCGGCTATGCCATACTGTTAGAAGAAGGAGACAGAGATGGCAAAGTGGAAAAAAGCTGCACATGTAGTGTACCAATGTA